TAGCTCCTTCTTTTGTACCTATAATATCATCTATATTAGATGTAAATATTGCATCTTTTAAGAAGACTCCATTAGAATTTTTTCCAACTGTTATCTTTTTAACTCCATTTAATTGAGAATTTCCTTCAATATATGCTCCAGCAAATGAATCTGTTGTTGTTGCCAATTTATCATTAACTGTTATATCTATTTTAGGACCTAACCCATTTAAAGTTGCTATACTATTTTTAACAAATAGCATAGTTTTTTGATTTGCTACTAAATCTCCATAATATGGTATATCAGTGGCTGTTGTCATATTTAAAGTCTTATAGTTTTGAGTTTTATTATAAGCCGTATTATCTGCTGTATTTCCTTTATCAACTGCTCCATTTATAGCATAGATTCCTACATTTTTTGTTGCTCCACTGACAGATTTTATTTCTCCACCTGTATTATTTAAACTTTGTGCATTTATTAAATACATTCCTGTTGAATTGTTTCCTAAACTTATCTTAGAATTTGCTGTTGTATCTATTTCTAATTTATTAGGTAAAGCTGTTGCTGGTGATACAACTTCATAAGTTCTTGTTGTTGAATCGTATACACCATAAATAGCAGTAGAATTTGCTCCAACCATTATAGATCCATTATTATTTACTCTTGCTGAGTTTGCAAATATTGCTGTTGATTTTTCAGCTATTGAGAAATCAATAGTTCCATCATTCACAATTTCATAATTTCCTCTTGTCCAAGTCATAGTTGGATTTTTAATTCCTTCTGCCATAAGTCCTATGTTTCCTGAAGCCTCATGTGGATTATCATCAACAGAAACAACTTTACTTCCAGTTGCAATAGATGTTTCACCATTAATAACGTGGCTTAAAACCATCTTAGGTTTTAATTGTTTTAAAGCAGCACTTATATGAGCTTTTCCTTCTTCAGAACGTACTTCCTCTGCTGTATTTCCATTATTATTAAAAGTCCAGTTATTTATATTAACCTCAGAACCTTTTTTAGCATAGACTCCAACACCTTTAATATCATTTCCAGTTCCTGTTAAATTAATTGTAGCATTTCCTCCATCAAATTTTGTTCCTTCAGAGGCTATAACTGCAACTCCTCCTGTTCCATTTAAAGTGATACTAGTATCTGTCTTACTTCCAACTAAGTTAACTACCCCTTGATTTCCACCTGTGCTCTTAGTAATATAAATACCTATTCCAGCTGTTACTTCATCTTCAGTTGATGCTGCTGCTCCATTTCCTACTTTTATATGTCCTTTATAGTCTATAACACTATTATTATCTGAGAAGATTCCTACTCCTTCTTTTCCAGCTTTTATACTTGTGTTAATTTGATAAGGAGTTCCTGTTGCACCTTGTTTATCAGCATAGATACCTATTGCATATTTCTTTATATCACCTGTTATATTTGGATCTGCTGGAACTGTATCCCCAACTATAATTCCTGCTGTATAATCTTTAACTTCTGTGCTTCCACTTAAGAATAATCCTATTATTCCATCTCCACTTGTACCATAAACAGAGTTCTTGTAATGTAATTTTGGAGAAGTTGAACCTAATTTAGCTGTACCAATAGTTGCATATTTTGTGCTACTTCCTTCAAGATATACTCCTACTCCATAGCCTGTTATTTTTCCTATATCATTTCCATCTAAAATACTATTAGCTCCATTTACATAGTAAGCAACTCTATTTTGATTTACAGTTCCTAAATCAATAGTTCCTGTAGTTGTGTCAGCAACTTTTCCACCTTCTGAAACATATACTGCTGAAGAACCATCACTATCAGTTGTATTCTTCATTTTAATAGTTCCTACCTTAGAGATATTTGTCTTTGGTGCATAAATTCCTGCTGAACCTTGATTGTTTATATTAATAGTACCTAAATTTTGTAAATCTACATCTGTTACATTTACAGCTGTATTTTGTCCATACATTCCTACTGATTTTTTTGTATTTACATTGATAATTCCATCAGCTGTATTTTGTACAGTAGCTGTTTTTCCAGTCTCTGCTTGTGCAAACATTCCTATTAATGATATTTTCTACTTCATCTATCTTTTCTTTTAACTTATCTTCAGATTTAAATATATCATTATCATAACCAAATCTTATAGTTTTATATTCGTCTGCTAAAGTATTTTCTATAAACTCTTGTTTATACTTATTCTTATTAGTATCACATGTAATATGATAAAACCCTTTTCTTTTTTCTTCACCAAATCTCCATCTTGTAAATGATGATATTGAAAATATCTTATCTTCAAATTCTTCATTCATGTGATAATGACCAAAATATATTTGACCTTTACATATACTGATTAATTCGCTTGATGTAAATACTGGTGCTTTTTTTCTTTTATTTTTATCGTCATCATCATCTTTAATCTTTAAAGCAAATTCTTTCATTACTTCTCTTATAACTCCATGACCAAATACATAATCATACTTTTTTGTATTTGAAAAGTAATCTTTATAGTAATTATTTTTACTTACAATATACTCTTCAGGAAGATACAAAACATTCAAATCTGGTAATAATTCCTCTTCTTCTACAGTTTTAATTACTCTAACTCCATCATATAGTTGTAAAAGATTCATTATATCATACTGATTACATTCATGTGATTCAGTACCATATACAAATCTTAATTGAATATTTCTATTTTTACATGCATAAATAATATTTCTTAATATTAAATATGCCATTGTAGCTTCATTACTATTAAGATAAAATTTATGGTCAAAGAAATCCCCACAAACTATTACAAAATCTAAATCTTTCATATATTTTATTCTATCTATAAATAACTCATTTAATTCTTCATTTAATTTATGTAAATCACTTGCTCCAACATGTATATCGGATATAACTAATCCATTATATTTCATTATATTAATACCTTTCTTATAAATTTGATTAAAATAAAGTCAAATATAGTATACTATATTATTCCATAATTTTGCCATCAAAAAACATTCAAGTAAGCTCAAACTCTTAAAAAATATAATAAAAGGAGGGTTGATGATTTAAAGTGGCTACACCAAAAAAGATAAAAACACAAATACCATTTATAAATAATAAGTCTGAGTTATCAAAGATTTCAGGAACAGCTGTTATTGAAAGTAGAGTTACTCCGACATTTACAAATGGTTTAAACGTAGAAGATATTTATGATGAAACTTATCATAAAAATGATAAAGATGATAGAGAAATTAAGCGGTCATTGATATTTAATGTTCATGCTTATCCTCATTCAATGGGAATAACACATGATAGTACTAAACCATTTCATATAAAAAAAATAAAAATTAAGACTGATTCAAAAAATAAAAAAAATCGTAGACCGCATTATACAAACAGAACCATACGAAATGAAATTAAAAATACACCTACATTTTTTAATGCTGATTATAGTCAAGTAATAAATATGATGAATAACAGCGTATTTATACCTAATCCTACAGATACGATAAATGTACTTATGAGTAAATATTCTAAATTTTACAATAGGTTTAAAATACCTAATGTAAATTTATTACTAAGGTATGGATACGCACATATATTTTTTACTCGTCCAAGTTGCCATATATTAAAAAATGATAAGAACTATAGCTTAGTTGATGGTTTGAAATATCATCAATTATTTTCTTTTATTCATCAACAGGATAAAAATATATTAAAAAATCTTGTTGCTAATAATGGAGAAGATAATGACTTTTTATTTATGTTATCAAACTACATAAGTTCATTTTCATTAAATGATGAAGTTATACAGACTGATAGCTATGGTGAAACTTATACTGGATTTAAAATATCTTTTGGTAAAAACTCAATTGAGAGTAAGACTGCAAGTAGTATAAATGTAAAATTAAATGAAGATAGAAATATGTCTATGTATAAGTTACATAAAGCTTGGGTAGAATATATCAATGGATGTTATAGAGGAGAGATATCACCAGCAGAATCAAGTATACTTAATAAAGTACTCGATTATACTGCTTCATGTTACTTCATTCTTACTGCAGAAGATAATGAAACTATTTTATTCTGGAGTAAATATTATGGTGTTTATCCAACACAGATACCATCATCACAGTTTAATTGGAGTTCTGATTTAGTTACCCCAAGAGAAATGGAAATGGTTTATAATTATTCTTTTAAAGAAGATTATAATCCTTATAGTATCCTTGAATTTAATTATAATTCAAGAGTAACTGATATAGATGCATATTATGTTAATACATTTGATGAGTATGCAGGACATGTTGCAGATACATGGGTAAAAGCACCATTCATTCAATATGTTGAAGATGATGTTACACATGAAGTAAAATTAAAACTAAGATTTAGACCTAGAAATTCTGGTAATTATCCATCTGAAGATTATTCAATGCCTAAGAATACTCCTAAGAAAGTAGTTGCTACAAATAATAGTAAGAAAAAAAAGAAGAAAAATATATCAGGATATAAAATGGTTTATAAAGCTTCATTTAAAAAACCTACTAAACCAGCTCCAAAACCTGAAAATCCAAGTGCTGCTCCTATTATAGAAGATGGTACTACTATTAAACAAGGACCAGCTATACTTAAAGCAGTTACACGAAAGGATACTAAAAAGAAAACTACTGAGGTTAATGGTGTTAAATTAACTCTCACATATCCTCCACAAGTAGCTAATGGTTCTGCTATAGTTGCACCTACCATTGAAAAAGATAAGAGTAATAAAAAGAAATCTGACCCTGTTGGAGTAGTTCCAGATGTATCCCATGTAGGTAGACCTAGTGGAAGAGGTTCAGGTGGCGGTATAGGTGGCGGTGGTAGATACGGTAATACTAATACCTTAAATTAAATTATGAGGTGATAAAAAATGATAGAAGAACAAAGAATAGATTGTAATTATATTGATAATTTCGGTGTAAAAAAATATGTCGCCGATGGACTTATTGACAAATATTTCGGTGATATAAATCCAGACTTAAGAACTGTTGGTATGATAGGTTATACAACAGAATTGATATCAAATATCTCTGAAGATGCACTTAATACTCTTTCTATATTATATAGAGAGAGCTTCCCTAACCAAGCAAAACTTACAGACTCTATTTATAGTTATGCATCTTTATTTAAATTTGATAATATATTTTCTTCAGCTGCTATATGTAAGTTTCTTTTAATTCTTGAAGAGAAATCAATTATTCAGTGTATGGAAGCAGCTAAAGGTGGTGGTAGTAATAATTCTTTTTTCTTTTATATAGATAAGAATACTGTAATGTCTGTTGAAGATATTCCGTATTCGCTTGATTATGATATTGAAATCACTATATTAAAGAAAATAAATAATAATGATATTAGATATGAGTTTATTGCAAGATATATGACAGAAGAATATACTAACTCATTATCAAATATAAATAATCAGTATATAAATATAAGAAGATCTTCAAATGGATTTTTAGCTCTTGAAGTTGATGCTCATCAGTATGAAAGAGAAATCATTCATGAAAATATCATTAATACTGATATAAAGCAGACTATTATAGATGTTGAATTTGAAGATCAAATAGCAGGATTTGACGTATTATATAAATCACCATCAAGTAATAAATTTGTTAATCTTATTAAATTACTTGATTATTCTCAGCCTATAAAATCTCCATTCTGTTATTATCAGTTATTTGATAATGGTAAGATAAGATTAAGCTTTAATACACAGGATTTATATTTTATACCAGAATCTAATTCAGAGTTATCTATAATACTTTATAAAACTAAAGGAGATGAAGGTAACTTTGATAGTTATGAAGGTAATGAAATATCTGTTATTGTAGGAGAGAAATATCAGTATCCTCTTAACTATATTACTTTTGCTAAACCAATAGGTGCATCTAAAGGTGGTATGAAACAAAAGAGTATTGCTGAAATTCAGAGTCTTATAAATGAGATGTATAATACACATAATGCTCTTACAACAGAAAATGATTTACAGTTATTCTTTAATAATTATAAAAGTAGATACGGTGGAGATACTAATATAATTTTCTCTAAAAAAAGAGATGACATCTATGAACGTATATATTCTGCATTTATGATTATTAATAACGAAGATTATATTTATAAAACGAATACTCTTAATTTATCTTTAAATCTTTATGATTTAAATAATATTGAAGAAGGAGTTTTCATATTAGAACCAGGAACTTTATTTAAATCAGTTAATGTACCTAATAAGAGTATAGATTTCTTAAGAAATGAAACTCTTACGACTAAATATAAACAAGAATATGACCAAGCAGTTGCTCAGAAAAAAACTAATTATATTTTAGATGATACTGAAGCTACAACAGCTCCAGCTTATCTAAAAAGAGCATGCTCTTTTGCACAGTTTAAATCAAGAAAGAAATATAAAGATATCGTTTATGTATGGGATTTAAAAGAGAGTGAATTAAATGCTCTTAATAACCCATCAGATTCTAAATTTATATATTTTAATCCTTTCTTGATAAGATTCTTAAAGTCAAGCAATATCACAAATATATATATGACATACATAAATAACATTGCAACCCTTGACTTTATCAATCAAAATCAGAGTATGTTTATAAAATTTACAATGTATACGCTTTATATGAGTAGGAAGTTTAATAAAGATAAAGTTTATGAATTTACATGTTCATTATCATCAACTTTACCTGTTGATAAGAAGTTTCCTCTTATTCATACAGATGACCCAGACCCAAATGACCCAGAAAAAGTAAATTATCATTTGAATGATAGATTCTCTTTAAAGAAGAATGACCTTAGAGTAATTCTTGCTATAATGGATTCAGATAATAATATGGTTTGTTATTCAGAAATGATTCCATCAGCTTATGATACTTCAAATGATAATATTACATTCAAAACATCTCTTTTTACAAATGACCATATAACATCAAATAATAAGTTAAGACTTATGAAAGATACCGTATATAGAGATGATAATACTGGTGATTATTATAGGGAACATCCTACAAAAAATGATAAGTATATAAAATATGATAAAAATAATGTTATTGTTAGTGAAGATGAAGATGCTACTGTAGTTAAACCTCTTATCAATAATAAGACTTTAACAAAGTATGAAAATCTTGTAAATACATCTAGTAATGATAATATTAATATTGACCTTGACAAAGTTACAGTAAAAGTATTCACTTTATATAACAGAAACTTTAGTAATGTAGATGGTTCTCTTGTGTTAAATGGTACAACTAATCATCCATTTATGGAATATGACACACTTGTTGGTACTGAGTATGCTAATTACAATAAGTATATTTGGACTAATGAATATGCTACATTAACACATCCTATTACATTCATTAAATATCTTAATTCTGTAAAGTGTTATTTTGAATACATGGACCATACGGCAACATCTGATGGTATTAATTATTTATATGATATTATGGATGCTGAATTTAAATTGATACCATTTGTTCAGGCTAATCTTTATCATGATAAAGATAAAATGAATTACTTCTTTAATACATTCTACAATAATTACTTATTTATAGAAGATATTATTAACAACAAACTCAGAAACCAGACAGGTATTGATGTTAAGTTCTACAATACTTATGGTAAGGCTAAGAGCTTCTTAATAGGTGATGGTGGTGAAAGATTAAATACTGTTAATATCAGACTTTCATTTGATGTATGGTTTGTAAAAGGTACTGATACAAATATCAATATGCCTATATTAAAGAAGTATATAAAGAAACAAGTTGAAAATCTTAATAATAAAGGATTATCATCACTTCATATATCAAACTTAATAAGAAACATGGAAAATACTTATGCGTTTATAGACCACATTATATTCAACAATATAAACAGCTATTCAACTAAATACCAGTCTATAACTAATTACAGTACAGATATAAATAATCTTAATGTAAATGAAAGAAGATGGTATGTACCTGAAATGTTGGTATGTGACATTGATGATATAACTATAAATGAATATTTCATGGAATAATATAGCAAGACAATATTATTAAAATGAATAAAGAACCTAAAAAGAAAGGATGATATAAAAATGGATACTACTAAATTAAACGAAAGCGAAAATAAAGTTATTGATTTCATCAAGAGTGTTGAAGCAGAGAAGAAGAATATCCAGAATGAAAAAGATTTTAATAACAGCATTGAAGTTAAATTAAGAGTTATGAATAAAGAAAAAGATAAACTTAAAAAAGATTTAATTGATGGTACTTTATCAAATATCTTCGTTAAATCAGTTCCTTTATCAGATGATTATAAAGTGGCTTATAATAATGAGTTAAAAGATTATTTTGGAAACTTCATACAGAATAGATATAATAAAGATGTCAATACATATGTAACTGAAGTCAATTCAAAAAAGAAATCACCTTTTGTTGGTAAACTCTTAGAAGCTGCTGGTGAGAAAGCTGAAGAAGTGTTTAAAGATAAAGCATTAAATATTGATGATATTAAGACAGATGAATTAGTATTTAATTCACCTGAAGATACTTCTAAGAAAATCGATATAATCGGAAAAGATTTAGAAGTTGATGAAATATCTGATATAATCAATAACAATGTAAAAGAAACAGCAATATCAGAAATTACACGAGCAAAAAAAGAAAAAGAAAGACTTAAAGAAGTTGAAGCTGAACTTGCTAAAGATATAAATATTGATTCAGAAGAAAAAATAGAAGAAGCTCTTGAACTTAGAGATATGACTGGTAAAGATTATACCCCTACATTATTTGAAGGAGTTATGATTGGTTCTACTAATAAGATTAATTCTCTTGTAAATTCAGGACAGCTTGGTAATGTTAATATTTATGGTACTTTAGCTGAATATGGTAAATTCACTGAAGCTGTTGGTACACCTGAAGAGTTAGCATTCATAGAATCAATTAAAGAGTATACATGCTTAAGTATGTTAAAAGCTCTTAAACTTGAGACATTTAATATAGATTATGTAAATAATCTTGCAAACGAATATGCATACACTGTAAAATAATACATTAACATTTATTTAACCAGTGTTAATGCTTGTTTGCATTGTGCTTGGTACTAATTTCTTTCTTTCTGTGTATATATAGAGAGTGTGGCTATTGGAAGTCACACTCTCAATTTTTTTAATAAAAAATAAAAAAATATGAGTATGTAAAATTTATTATTTACATACTCATATTTTTAATTATTATGAATTCATATTCATATACATCTTAAATTCAAGTTCAGTTCCATCATTAACTGTTATTGGAGCTATCCCTGATTCAACTTCTTTCCAGTTCTTCATTTTAGTAAGATTCGGAAAGAATTTATTTGCATCTTCAACCTTTTTATGGACATGAGTTACTATAGCTATATTACAGTTGTCTATAAACTCTCTATAAACCATCTCTCCACCTATTAGAACAGATTGACTGTTAATGTTATTAATATAATCGATAACATCTTCTTTTGATTTAAGTACTGTAACACGATTATCAATAAAAGTTTTATCAGATGTAATAATTACGTTGGTTCTTCCCGGAAGAGGACTCTGGTTGGGAAGACTTTCGAAAGTCTTCCTACCCATTATAATATGTTTACCTAGAGTCAATTTTTTAAATACATCCATATCTTCTTTATAATGGAAAAGTAGTTCATTATCTTTACCAATTGCCCAGTTGTCATCTACACATGCGATTGCTATCATTTTTTATACCTCAATTTCTAACTATTATTATTCAGTCCTTTCAAGCAGCTGGAATTTATAACCGATTTCTTTTATTTCTTCAAGTGTCAATATTTTTCCTTCTTCTGGTCTTGATAATAACTTGAATACTATTGCTTTCTGTCCTGGCTCTTGTGTAGCTGTAATTCTGTTACATTCAACATTTAAACCAAGAAGAGTCGACATGATGTCAGCAGTTGAACTATGACCGATTGCAGATATAAAACCATTTTCTTTCATAATTTCAACAGTATCAGTTAATTCGATATCCTTTAAAACAAATGAACCAGTTGTTGTAAGAATAGGGCTGTTTAATAATAATACTTTACTCATATTTCCTTCTTTCCCCAATTTTATAGTCTTTGGGTTGACATTGATACTTTTTATTATTTTTACCTAGAAATATTATATAAACTCATGATAAAAATAAAATGATAATTATATTGCTACTGGAATTTTAATTTGTTCTCCAGCTTTATAATCCTCAACAATTAAAGAATCTACTGTAAAATCATAAAAATTTTTTATTTTAGGGTCAAGACTTACTTTTGGTGCATCGTAAGTTTCTCTTCTAATTAATTCTTCAACTAATGGAATATGTCTATCATATATATGTGCATCACAAATCATATGTGATAATTTACCTGCAACCATTCCTGTAGATTGTGCAAGTATCATTAATAATATTGCATACTGAGTCACATTCCAGTTATTTGCAACTAATACATCATTACTTCTCTGATTAAGGAAAAGATTTAAAACCATCTCCCCATTTTCTTTAGTAACATTGAAATTACAATTCCAACAACATGGTTGAAGATTCATTTTATCCAAGTCATTAACATTCCATAATGACAATATAAGTCTTCTACTGAATGGATAATTCCTTAAGTTATAAATAAGAGTATCCATCTGGTCAAGTGTATATACAGATATAGCATGAGAGTCTCTTTTAAGAGATGGATATAACTCACTAAGTTCTCTAAATTTATCAAGATATCTGTTCTTGTTATTACTTAATGAATTTAATATAATAGATATATCTCTATTTGCAATAGCAGAATGTTTTACCTGATATCCATAAGCCTTTCCTATAGATCCAGATGAATCAGTCCATGAATCCCATATTTTAGAATTAAGATCTTGAACATTATTTGATTTACTCTGATATATCCATAATATTTCATCCATTACTTTTTTTAATGCAGTCTTTCTTAATGTTAATGCAGGAAATTCTTCTCTTAAATCATATTCATTAAGTTGAAATATTACCTTTTTTGTATGAGCAGGGGTTCCATCTTCCCACTTTGCTCTTACATCAAATTCTTCTGAAGAAAATCCTTCACGAAGAATTCTTAAGCACATTTTTTTAAAAATTTCATCAGCTTTACTCATTTTATTTCTTCCTTTCTTAAATTAATGGATTTTAACAACATGTACCATACACTATATAAAAAAATATATTATACATATCAAAAATATAACAGAGAGAGTATTATATTAATACTCTCTCTGTACAATTACATGTTATCATTATTCTCATGCTTTCTAGATTTAAGATAGTCTATTATATATTCATCTGAATCAGTGAATGTTATAAGTTTTGATTCAATTGATATTGTAATTATAAATTCAGGCTTAATATATGACGCCATCTTTTTTATATCTCTTATATTTATATTATTATCATTACCATCAAGTATAACAGTCATTACATTAGCAATTTTATTTCTTGAATCATCATATGTTGATTTTTTATAACGCATATTAATTATATTTTGTATATCTGTCAAAAATGCATCAAGATATATATGTGATGATTTATAATTGCAACTATAATTAACTTTATTATTAGTATATACACTTTTGATTTTATAATCATCTGTATCTGTAAAATAATCTATAAATTCCGACAAATCATCTATATCACCATCAATGATTTTAAATGTATTTAATACTGGTAATGTATTAATTTGTGGTTTTTTGATATCATCTTTATCAATATTTTTTGATGATTCATTATCTGATGAATTATTAAGATTATCTTCTATAATTACCAGATTTTTTAGTAATTTAATATAGTTGAGTGCACTAGTTATCCCAACACATACTTTATATGATATATCATCAGTATTTAGTTTACGAGTCTTTATCATAATCAAATCTGTTTCGTTCATACAACTTCTAATATATAAACTCAAATCACCATATAAATCTATCTGTTTCTGTAAATCTTTAACATCATCAATTGTATATATTCCTGTTCTATCTTTTGGTAAATACAATCCATCTATTTGCAACATATATATTCGTAATACTGTCTGATAGTATTCAGTGATCGATATATTGGTAAAATTTAATATTAAATTCATTTTATCGTTTTTGTATATCAAATCATATCTTCGAGATTTTCTACAACTATAATAATCGAGAATTTCATTATATAACTTATCAACATTTTCCATATCATCACATAATCTAAATACTTTATGACGTTTACTGAATAATTTTTTAATAAAATTAGTTAGTTTACCATCTGAAATATATATTGTTAATCCTACAACAATAGATGTCATATAGCCTATTAATATTATAAGTAGTACTTTCATATTTTTTTAATCCTTTCTTTTCTTCATAATATTATTTCTCTAGTTTCTATTAAAATAATATATAAGGTATATAAAAATTTCTTGATTTTCATAGGGAAACAACATCTTAAAAACTTAAAAAAGGAGGAAACGAAACTTTTATGGGCGTAATTGCTGATATAGAGAATCTTGTAAAAAAGAGTACTGAATTTGCTGGTTCAGTTAATTCTATGAAGATTAATACTAAATCAGTAGCTCGAGGAGCAAATGATTCAACATTTCAATTCCCATGTTTAGTAGCAGATTCTTTGCCAACAGATATGGCTAGTACAATGGCTAGAACATTAGACCAAGTTTATGCTACATTTACACAGACATGGTTATCAATGAATTCAATGTTTGATATTTCTGTTGACCAGACACCTTCAAATTATTTGAAGAAATTACATCAGAATATTAAATTTGAAGAAGTTGAGTTTGATGATGAGAATGATAAAGCAATTTATTATTTAAATGAATCTAAATCATTATTCCTTGAGTTTACTGGAGTTAAATCTGTAAGTGCTCAGATACGAGATAAAAATAGAGAATTACTTAAAAATCCTCTGTCTTGTTATAATACAAAACCAATTGTAAATTTTAATGAGGCTGATGAAGAAGAAACTGCAATGAATGCTGCTGATTTCGCTAAAGCAGTTGTTGATGGAACAGCTTTAAAGAATCAGAATGATAGAAGAGATAAGAGATTAGCTCAGACAGAAAGATTGCAGGCTCCAAAGTTAGTTGATAGAGATATCAAGAAAAATAATGATTTGGTACCTTATGGTATTCAAGTTCGTCTTATAGCTGTTAATGATAAGAAAGAATTTGTTCAGTATGTAGATTTTATCGTTGGTGTTAAAACCGTATTACATCTTGTAAAATCACAAGATATGATAGATAATATCGTAAGATGTCTACAGAATAAGAGCGTTCTTTTTAAACTCTTAAGATGGACAACCGGAGAAATATCATTATTTAAAGATATCATTTTTAATTTAAATGATATTAAACAGGATGCTATTAATAAGCGTTCAGGTAAATCAATTTTCTTTAATAAATTAAAAAGATTAAAGAATAAAAAAGTTGAACCTGATAGCTTTAGTCTTGTTAGAAAAATTATACCTAATTCTACTATAATAGTTACTTCATATGAGGCTGAAAATATTTTAAATAATTATGGTATTGATATTAGAAAAGAATCCAATGCTAAAAAGATACTTAGTTCTTTATTCTTAATGGCATTTGTCATTGTAGATGAAGGAACAGGATTAGTATCTATTTTATATGATGGAGAATCAACTTTCCAGAACTATTCTATAGAAACTCTGGAAAAAGACAATGCTATGCATTCTAATAAACTCGGAAGAGAAATAGGAAGGATGATAGCAAGATAATGAAAAATTTTAAAGAAAGGAGGTTAAGCAATTATGGGGTATGATCCATACTTTGAATCAATTAAAGTACTTTCGGATAATGACAATATTCGTGTAGAAGAGTCGGAAGGAATAAGATATATTCTCGAAGATTCAAATTCACCTGTTACAAGAAAGTACTATGAACAACTCTTCAATGCAGTTGTTGAAAAAGGTCATATTAATTTTGGGGATATACCAAAATCAAATGGTAATATTGAAAAATATTCTGGTTATATGAAAATGGTTGAAACACTGGATACGTTAGCTAAATTAGCAACTGAGTTTCAGAATAAAGATTTAGTTGATCACATTTCAGTAATTCAGACAACCATTGATAATTTAAAGAAATTATCACCTTCATACGAATTAGGATTTAAAAATAATTCAACATTCGTAACCACAGAGTATAATTCTTATGTATATTTCTGTGTTGAAGCAACTACTGCTCTTTTATATTCTTATGTCGATTACATGAAGACAAGTACTGAAGACATCGAAATAGTAATAAAGAATACTAAATTAAGAGCAGATGAATTCTATTTTACTCAGCTTTCAAAGTTTAACACTACACAGAGTAGACTTGGAAAAGAGTACAAAGGAATGATTGAAAAAATGGCTCTTGAAAAAGGTAATAACTTTATAGGAGCTGCTACTCTTGTAGGAATTGGTGCTGTAATGTTAGCTGCAATTGCTGTTGTACCTATAACAAGAGAAATTGTATATCAGATATACAATAACAGAAATAAATTATCTGAGTACCTTGAAGTACAATCTCAATTTCTTGAGATGCATAAAACGACTGTTGAAATGAATAGTAATATTCCTGCATCAAAAAGAAATCAGATAATAAAGAAACAAACTGAGTTAGCTAAAAAGCTAAATAAACTATCAGACTTCATAAGAGTGAAATCCTCTAAATCTATTTTTGATTCACAGAATGAGATTCGGAAAGAAAATAAAACTATGAGTATCAACAATATTCGTAATGATATTTCTGACGAACCTCTTCAGTTATTATAAAAAATTAAATGAGGAGAGTATGCTTTATGGAAGAATTATCAAAAGATTTAATAACTTCACTAAGAGAAAACTTCATGAACATTGAAGAAACATGTGGTAGTGTTAAAGAGATAACAACTTACTATAAAAACTTCATAAAAGAGTTTTTCTCTAAACAAGGTGAAGCAGAAAGTATAATGAAGATATATAGATATCTAAAAGAAAACCGTTATAATAATAAAGAGTGTTGTGTTAATTGTGTTAATTTTGACAATAGTATCGCAAAATATACTGAGTATTTAGATGGAATGATTGAATTTATTGATGATGTAAGGACTACTTGTAGTGTAGATCCTGAATCAAACAAATGCACTAATTTCAAAGAAAAATTAAATAAAGCAATAGAGAACGATAATCTTTTCATTCAGTCTTTATTTGATAATAAAGAAAAATGTGAAAAGATGAAAATATCTGAAGCAGTATACTATATAGAATATCTAATTTATTTTATCGATAAGATGGATGAGATTTCAGACAAATGTAAAAAAATAGAATATGAAATTGATGATAAGAATGATACTTCATTATATAATAATAGTTATTTTATGATGAAAAAATCAATTAATCATTTCTTTTATTCTGTAATAATCACCGTTATTACAACTTATAATGTAATGATAGATGTCATTGATGGTAAAAGTTGTGGTGAATGTGATAAAGAAAAACCAATGTATCAGTTATTTTAAATAATTTGATATATAAAGTTTATATGAAAGGACAATAAATCATATGGATACTTTTTTTCGTGATATGATTGATTCGTCTATCGAAAATTATATTAATGGTGAAATGACAGCAGAAGAAGTAATCGATAATTGTGATACTTATTTAGATTTGATGATAGAATCTGAAGAAGGTGAAACAAAGAATACTGATGTTGATTTTGATCCTCAGGTAGACGATCTTGGCGAAATGCCTAAAGAATTTGAAGACAGTTACAAAGGTGAATCACAGTTTGATGGTCTTGCAGAGATTTTCGACACTGTGCTTGAAGAAACTGATGATGAAATGGACATGAATATGGACTCAGATGATACTATGGATGATGTTGAATCTGATGCAGTTGAAGAAGAATCTGTTAATGAAGAGTCCACTGATAATGATGATTTCATGAAACCAACAGAACTGTATTAAAAAACATTTACGTAACAAAATAATTATTTATAGAAAGGATATCCTACATTATGAATAGAATGATGTTTGAATCAGACGATATCGAGTTAATCAAACTCGATAATGAATTTGCGAAGGCACTCACTATATATGAGATGGTTGATCTCCAGTACGAGCAGGAGTTAAGAGATGCGGAAGTTACAGTTGTAACTGAGTCTCTTGATGAAACTGAACTTGAGGCACTTTATAGTGAAGCTGAAGAGAAGACTAACGAGAAGAAAGAAGGTATCTTTAAGAAGATGCTTGATATCATTAAGGGATTCTTTAAGTCAATCAAAGATTTTCTTTTTGGTGCTAAGAAGGCAGATGTTGATGATAATGAAGTAGTTGAAGTTTCTTCAGAAGATATTGACGCTGTTAAGCAGGCTGAGACTGCAGCAGATAAGATCAAAAAAGCTGGTTCTTATATTAAGTCACATGCTTGGGCTAAGGCACTTGCTATTCTTGCAGGGGTTGCTGTAGCTACAGGAGCTGGTGCAGTTGTATATAAGAAGATAACAAAGAAAGAACTTAAGAGTCTTTTAAGTAGAGGTGAGAAGGCTTCTAATGATATTGAGAAGACTGTAGATACTCTTTCTAATTCTGATGGTTCTTCAGATGATAAGACAAGTATCCTTACTCTTATCAAGAAAGTACTTTCTCCTGTTACAAATCTTATTAAGCGTTTTACAAATAAGATTACCGGTGGTGGAAAAAGTGAAGAGAAAGCAAAATCTCCTGAAGCTAGTGCTGCAGAGAAGAAAGCAAAAGATCTTGCAAAGAATGGTATAATCTATAAGAAAGTTGATGGTGTTAAATATGTAATCGATACCTTTAGAGGAACTGTAACAGATTCTAAGGGAAATTCTGTTACTGACTTACCATCAAATGTACAGAGCCTTGTTAATAAGTATAAAGGTAAAATTAAGACTGCTGAAAGAAATAGTACTATTGATGCTTTCAAAAATTCTGGTAAAAAATTTGTTACAGATAAGAAGCCTGGTAAAATAGTTGTTACTCGTGTTGATGATAAGGGTAAAGCAGTTTCCGGTGGTAAATATGTATGGGACATTAAAAAGAAGACTTGGAATAAGGGAAATGTTCCTGCAGATGTTGACCAGGAGAGAAAGAGTTTTATGAATAAACTTATTCATGAAGCAGCTGAGGCTGTTGATGAATTTATTGTTGAACTTATGACAGAAGGATTTGATGTTGAAGTTGATGGAAATCTTATATACATCAATGAATAATTAGAGCTTAATGAAGCAAAGGTGATTTATATACACCTTTGCTTCATTTTTTAACTACTACTAATATTTACCGTTTAAAACATTGAAATAAATCAGTAATTTCATTAATTACAATAAATAACTATATAGGAGGTACCTACATGTACGCATTTATTTATGATAATATCGATAATCTTACATTAGAGTCGATGTTAATAGATAATGAATTTGATAGCCTTATGTATGAATCAAATATGGTTGATGTATTACATGAACAGACAAAGAATGATATCAGATTCAAGATTATGACAGAATCCGGTGATATGAGTGATTTAGCTTTTCTTTATGAAGAAGCAGAAAAAGTTGCAAATGAAAAGAAAAAGAATATCTTTACAAGAATTGTAGAATTTATTGGAAAAATAGTTAATAGTATAATAAGTTCTGCTAAAACTTTTTTTAATTCTTTATCTGGAGAAGATGAAAAAGAAGATAAAGGAACAGAATTACCAGAAAATATCGAAACTAATGTTGAACAGTTAGAGCAGGAGACAAATAAGATTACACAGATAGTAAATATGTTTACTGGTAATAACTCAAAAGCTCTTGATGCTTTAAAGAAAATATCAGTTCCTATATTAGGTGCAGCTGTTGGTTTTGCTGTTAAACATGGAGTAAAAAAATATTTTAAAAATAAGAAGAAATCACTTGTGAATAAACTTGAGAACTGTGCTAAAAAACTTGGTGAAAATGCAAAGAAAGCCGGCTCTTTTGTTGGTGATGGAGCTGGTAGTATCTTAGGAAAAATAAAAGACCTTACAAGTTCTGTAAATACTTCTATTAAGACAATCGTATTCCATAAAAAAGATGGTGATAAAAAAGATGTTAGTGAAGCTAAAGCTGCTAAAATAAAAGAAAAAGCAGAAAAGAAGAGAAAAAAAGAATTTGAAAAAAATATGAAGAAAAGAAGAAAAGAAATAGAAAAGAATCGTAAGAAATATGGAAGTGGTAATGATTACTTAAAAAATCCTGATAAGGTATAATGAGGAGCATATTATGATAGAATACATTAAAGAATGCAGTGAGTCTTATAATAAGACACATGGTATGACTATTGATTACTATGAAAAATGTCTTAATGATTTTGATAAGAATGTATCATTAGCAAATATAAAAGTAATCAATGAATCTGGTACTGAAAGTGACTATGAATATTTATATGAAGCAGCTGTAGAAGAATTTATTGAAAAGACAAAGAAGGTATTAACTTCTTTATATGATACACTAAATAACTTCATTCAAAAGATTATAAAGAGTATTAATGATAATACTATTGATAAATATTTACTTAAAATAGAGAAGAAGATAGAAAGTGAACCAGATAAAAGAGATGAATATAATAATACTGAAATATCTGTTCCTAATATAGACTTCTCATCTATTGACGTTAAGAAACTTAATACATTTTCTCTTATGACAATAACTAGAAAAGAATATGATGTAGATGGATTGAATAAATTATGTAATGATATGAAGTCATCTGTGAATAAAAGTATGAAAACTATTCATAAAATAAAAATAAGTGATGGTATACTTGAAGTAAAGGCATATTATAGACTTATAAGTATAATTAAAGTATTAAATATAAAAAAATATGATCCTAAACTTACTGAAGAAGAACTTAAAAAATTAGTTGAGTTATTTAGAGTATATAGTAATAATGTTAAATGGCTTGTAACTAAAATATCTACATATTCTGCAATTGTTGCTAAGAAAATGGCTAACAGAATAGGTGCATAATATAGAAAGGATATACAAATGGATATATTATATGAATCAGTCGGATATGATTTAGATAGAATAGACCAACTTATGTATGAGTTTGTAAATACTGATGATTTTGGACTTATATTTGAAGATGGTGAAGATAAAAAAGAATCCATTGCAAGTAAAGTAGGTGCTACTATAAAATCAGCATGTCAGAAACTTTTAAAAATGATAACCGGTATTTTAAATGCTATAAGAAATACATTTAAAAAGCTCACCATTAATGGTAAAGGTAATAAAAATGACAAAGTTGATGTTATTGATGGAAAGAAGATGAAAGCAGAACATGATAAGCTTTTAAAAGAAGCAGAAGCTCTCAGTAAAGCCATTGATAACGGGGAAGATGCTGATATTGAAGGATTTGAAAATAAAGTGAAACAATTCACAGGTTCACCTTTAAAAAGATTTATGGTACACATTGGAATGGATGTTGCTACAAGTGTAGCAAAAGAAAATAAAGAAGCTGCATCACTCATATCAACCGTAATGGAAAAAGATGCAAACGATCTTAATATTATATCTAATTCAATTGGTGGTATTACAGCTGAAAAATATAAATATAAGATTGATAAATATCAAAGAAAAATTAGATTATTTAGGTCTAAATCTCTTCTTAATAAACACTTTTTCAAAGGTCTTCAGAATGGTTTTATGACTGTTTATAAAAGACTTGGTAACAGTACATATGCTGTTAAGAAAATGGTTGGTATTAAAGAAAAAGGAATTAGAAATAAAATAAACGCGGTTAGAGGATTACGAGCACTGGGTCGTGATGCTGGTGATTATATTAAAACTGCAACTGGAACTGGAGAATAATAAGATTTTTTATGAAGTATATGGTCTATATTTTACCATATACTTCATATTTTATGTTTGAAACATTGAAATAAGTCGTACGTTAGATGCGTTTCTAACTATAAATTTAAAATAATGAAAGGAGACCTTGCAATGATAAGTGCAGCTTTTGTAAGAGGTGAAACGTATACAGAAGATTTCTCTTCAGAAAGAATAAATTTAATGCATGAAAATATGTATTTAGAAATAGAGAGTTTAACTGAAGAATATCTTGATAAAAATGATAGATTAATATTTGAATCTGCTACATTTGATGATAATAGACTTGAAAGTTTAGTTATTGAAAGTGGTAAAAATGTTTTTGAAAAGATTGGGGAATTCATAATCTCTCTCCATACCAAATTTGTTAATTTCATAAAGAAGGTAATGTTATCTATAGAAAATAAGAAATTTGCAACTAAAGATTATGAAAATAAATTAAATGAGTTATCTAATGGAGACCCTACATTAAAAGCCGATATAATAGAAAAATTCAAAAATGCTGATTTAAGTATTACTGATATGAAATCACTTGCTGAATTTGATAAGACTTATAAAGAACTTGTAGAGCTTAGTAAGAAAGCTGATATTGACCCTAATTCATTTAGAGGTAAAGTAGAAGCTTTCAAAGATAAGTTTAAAGATATTGATAAGAGTGCAGTTGTAAATATTGCTAAAGCATTTACTGCAGTTGTTACAGCTGCTGGATGTGTTGCTGTATTAAAGACAAACTTAGCAAAAGTTAAAACAACTCATCAGACAATGCTTTCAAATGAAAAGAAAGTAAATGAAGAGATGAGTAAATTATATCATGATATCATAAAGAAAAATAGTAAGAATAAAGATATAGTTGACACAAATAAGATGTCTAATTATCAGGCTCTTATGAATCTTACAAATTTCTATTATGGTAAATATAATAGCATATTAACAAGAGATGACCGTTCTTGTAATACTGCTAGTAGGATAATTGGAAACTTAGTTGAAATGGTGACAAGAAGAGATGCTAAAGCAAAGAATACTCTTGATTCAATTTCAAAGTATGGTGCTACTAAATAAATAGAAAAGAGGTAGAAACAATGAATCATGATCTTATGAAAGAATTTATTGTAGAAGAATTAAATTTTTTTAGAGATTTTGATATCAGTAATTATATAAGTAATGGTAAATCAGCTTTAAGTGATAAAGTATTTACACTTGATGAAAGATTTAAGTTTATTTCATTTTCTAAATCTATAAAAGATGCAATCGAACAACTTGAAGGTGTGACTATACCTAATGATACTCTTTTTAATTTTACAGAAAAGATGTCAGCTATTCCATCTAAGTCAATAGATGCAAAGAAATATGAAATATCCGTAAATACAAATATGATTTCTGATATTAAACCACAGTACATAAAGCAGTTTATTAATCTTTATAAAGAGAAGATTGATAAAGTATTAAATAATAAATTATCACCAGAAGATTATTTAAATTCAGTAGATAATTCAGCTCTTTATGCTGTTAAAAGACAGATTTCAAATAGTGGAGCTACTCTTTATAGTAAAAAGAATTTTGAAAAAGATGTGCTACAGAAAACAAAAGTACTCGTTACTGATAAATACATAAGGGAATCTATAATGCCTTTTGTAAAGAATTGGGACGATACTAAGAAGAATATGATAAAAGAATCTAATACCGTTTTAGCTGTTATCAAAGATGCTGAGATAGAAGTTAGAGCGATGTATAATTCTTTAGAGAATATTAAACAGCGTGAAGATATAAGTAGAGATGTAAAATTAAAGGTAGCTCAGATTGAATATAATGCAATTAGAGATATATCTGAAATTCTCTCATTTACTACAATGCTTGTTATTCTTAAGTCAAATATCAATCTTGATTATATCGTAGTATGTAACCAGATTTATGATATGATATGTAATAACTTCTATTCAGAGAGTCTTGATGTAGATGACCTGTTCCAGAAGAATAATATAATGCCTACTGATAAAAATTCAATGGGTGAATATTTCTTAAATGGTGATGTTGTGATGTTTTCTAATATAGTTAAAACTATATGTGAATTCTATAAAAATAAACCATTTGATGAAAAGACAACTAATGTTATTGATGAAGTTTTATCAGATAATGGTATTGACCCTATCGTTCATTATAATAAATCAGTTTATTCTGATATAGGAAAAGCTCTTCTTTCAATAAGTTCAGGTTTAGATGTAATATCTCCTGAAGGTGAAGAACTTTTTATGTTCTTTGATGATATTGTAGATAGAAGTGGATTAAAGATTCCTCTTGAAGTAAGATTCAAGGGGGAAATATCAAATATCGGTAGTGTTTCTTGGGATGCTGATACTTTAATATTTACTGATACAAATCATGTTGTATATGAGGAAATATTAAAAGAGATAAAAGATTATCCATCCAATATGGAAACTATTGCTAATATTACAAAAGAAGTAAATGATAAAATTAACTTACTTCATGATAGATTCGAGAATAGTATTTCTGAATATAAGAATACTGAGTTAGTTAGAGAATTGATATTATTCTTTGAAGACTTTAAACCAAGATTCTCAGATTTTATCAATACAGTAGCAAAGAGTTATTATGATAGATTAAAAGGACTCACAGATGTACTTGATAAACTCACAAATATGTATGATGGAACTGTTAAAGAAGATTCTCCTGAAACACAGGAAAGTTGTGATTTTGAACTTGAAGCATTTATTTCTTTTATAGAATCATTTGAACTTGAATCATCTGAAATATTTACTGAACTTGAAAATCAGTATGTTGCTAGAAGAGCTAAGGTAAGAACAGGTCATAATGTTAATTTCACTATCGAAGAAGGTGAAGAGGAGAAACCTGCTAAGACAGAAAATGATGTTAAGAAAAATGAAGAAGAAAAGAAAGAAGATGCAACAAATCAGGCAACTGATAAAAATAAAGAAAATAAACCTTCATCAATAAAGAACTTAATTGACACTATTATCAACTTTATTAATGAGAAGATTAAAAAGTTTACCAATCAGGCAAATGCTATTAATAAGAATAATGAAAATTTCTTAAAAAGATATAAAGAAGGACTTATTTCAAGAAGCTATAACAACGTGAGTAAAGAAATTCTTCCTTATGATGGAATGAAGAGTTCTACTATCACTGAAGATATTGGTAAACTTAATAACAATATCAATTCTCTTACAAAAGAAACTATAGATTCTTTTAAGACAAGAGAAGATGTTATAAAGAAATTAATTCCATTTGTTAGTAATATAAATAATGAAGAAATAGCTAAAAGTATCACTAAGTACTATAAAGTAGGTGGCACTAATAAGTTAGAACCAGTTACTAAATCAAATGGAGATTTGAAGAATTTTGTAGTTAATGAGATGATTCCATATTGTGAATCCTATATCAGTGGATATTCTAAAACAGTTACAGATAATCTCAGTAAACTAACAAACACTCTTAAAAATAGATTTAACACACTTGGTCTTATGACTGAATCAGTATTCACAGTTTCAAACAATGTATTTGTTGAAGATGGTGAAACTGATGAAAAGAAAGTTACAATAAATACACAGTTTAGATTAATAAAAGAGGTCATCGAATCATTTACAGGTGCTGTACTTAATGCAGTAAGAGATAGAAATAGTGAGTATTTGTCAGTTCTTAATACTCTAAAAAAAGAACCTAAAGAAGGAAATGAAGAAGATAATACTTCTGAAGAAGAAACTGAAAAATAAATAAAAAAGAATATAGCGTAGATACTTATTAGTCTACGCTATATTCTTATTTTTTACTCTTTCTTTAATGTAACATCTCCAATTACTTCAAAGAATTTACCATTACCATCTCTACTCTTATTAAATTTATGAACTACTGATGATAAAATATATTTACCATCATATTTTTTAGTATAAGCACTATCTTCAAAAATAATATTTATTTTCTTATTAGGAGTTATTACATCTATATCATAATCATTAATTCCTAAATTAAAACGTTTTGATGATGATTTCATTAAATTAGAAAACATGCTTGGAAGTAACGGATTTTCTGTATTATTTACATAAAACTGTGATATATCTTTACCGGCTTGGTTTGTAACTTCGGCATAGTTATCTATTAATGTAATCTCTTCAGCACTTATAAACTTATTAGAATCTTTTAAATCATATATCTCTAGCTGTTCAGGGTCACATAATATATAGTGATTTGTTTTATCACCTTTCTTATATAAACTTCCAAGATGTTTATCCCATTCATTTAAACTACTTATTATTTTAGGAACTATGAAATTTGTTATTTTCTTTTCATTTTTTCTATTAACTTCACAATCTCCTGAAAATGGTATAATATAATTATACTTAAGACCAAAATACATTACAGTACCTTTTTTAAATATACCATAATAAGTATCTACATATTGTAAACCTTTAAGTACATTCATTGGAGGTATTAATAACTCTTTATATATATTGGTATTATCAGGTGATTTCATTAATACTTTTTTAAAATTAGCAGTTTGTAACATATAAGCTACAGCATCTGCTACATTAGAATTAGTTAATACTGCATTAACATTTGCTTTTATTCCTGTAAGCTGTTCTTTATTAAAAAGATAATATTCTATTACATTAAAAGAATCTGGAGTTAAAGTCTTTTCATCTTTCTCTGATTTCTTTTTACTATAATTTTTCTTATCTTTACTTTTCTTAATATCATTTAATATATCTTCTGTTGCGATATCATCGATGACATTAAATATACTATTTAAAAATAGTTTAGGAGTAGAATATTCTCTCTCTGCTTTTTTATATACTTTATCTATTCTTAAACTTACTCTTACATCATTTTTATCTCTAACCAATTGATTTTTTAGAATTGAATTAACTGAAAATACTATCCTAAATAAAGGAAAAAAATTTTGTTCAAAATCTTCTTCTATTGACAGTTCTAATACATCTCTTGGGTCTATTTTTAATTCTTTATTTCCTTTAAGTAAAAATGATACATGAGTTATGATATATCTAAATTTCTTTGATGAAAAATCTTTATCAAGTTGAACTGACATAATTTTCATTCCTCTATTCTTTAATATTTTTTATAATAATCCTTCTAGTAATAAAGGATAATCTTTAAACAAAGTCATATTAAGTTTCCTTAGACTATTGACATCTATTCTATCAACGATTTGATTTATAATAAATGTCTTTTGTCCTTCTGTTAGTTCTTCCATCATATCTTTTACACTAATACAATAGTAATTATTAATGAATTCTTTTTGGTCATCTTCATCATCAAATAAATTCTTTAATGTATTAGGATTACTATCTATCTTTATTTTATTTACATTCTTAAGTTCTACTATCTTTTTAGATAGTGTAGATATTCCAAATCCTGATATTTTATCAACACTTCTTATTTTATCTCCTAATGTTGATAATAGAGTACAGTACATATTATATGAGTTATATAAATTATATACTTCTTCAACTTCTTTATTACCTTTATACAAATCATTTATAAAACCTTTTAAATTATTTGATAAGTAAGATGTAGTTGTTTTATGAATGTATTGAACATTGAAATTATCATAAAAGAAGTATTCAGTTTCAACAATATCTCCAGTAATAAGTAAGTTTTTTCTGTTCTTAGTATGATTACTTACTATTTGAGGTACTAGACTACTATCTATATCTTTAGCATTTATAAAATATACATTAGGGATAAATTCACAATATGTCTTTATATCAGGAAGTATCTTATTTATCAATTTATGTGTTAATAATGAAAATTTTGGATTCTCATTAAATTTAAGTAAATAATAAGACCTAAAATCTTCATTATATTTAGTTTGATTAAAAGTTTTAGATGTAAAGTCAGTATTATAAATAAACACATTTACATCTAAATTATTATCTTTAAAAAATCTTCTATAATGAGCAATGAGATTTAATATATTACTAATTATAATAGTATCAAAATCTCTATGTATTAAAATCTTCTTTTCTAAATCTAGAACCATTGATAGGTTACGGAAAACTGTTTCCAAGTTTATAAATACATTTATTTTATCATCAGGCGTAAGAAAATTAGCCGATGTTAATATATTATCATAATCAACATATTTTAATTTCAGTATATTAAAGCAAACTGAAAATGGGTTATAGTTATTATCATACATTTCTTGATATATTTCCCTTCCTAATTTCTTTAATTCTTTATGAGATTAAATAATAGTTTTTGGGTATCTTAAATACAATAAAGAAAAAAAGAAAGGATATGATATATTTAATATCCTTTCTTTTTTTTATTTTGATGACACTATGTTTTATATCAACATAGTGTCGTCATCCCATATTGTGTCATCATCTTCCGGCTCATATAGCGGAAGAATTGATAATATTAATAATTTTAGTATCTTTTTTAACATATATTAAACCTCCTTATTATTATTCTTTTATTATTACAAAAAAATAATATATTAGTCAATATATGTAAAATACGGATAAAAAAATAATGTGGTATGGGAACATATTTATCCCATACCACAATATTCTCTCTCTTTCTTATAAGAACTTATTATTTACCCCTGAATGCTCTATTAAGCTCTTCAAAGATACCGATATCATTCCTCTTCTTCTTTTTCTTATCAATCTTTTTGATCTTATACTTACACTCACCCTGACGGATTTTGTTAACTTCGGTAATTGATACATCGAAGAACTCATTCCTTTCAACTTCTGGATATTCCAACATGAAGTGGAAAATTCTGAGTGGGTCAATAAGAAGAATGATAGCTTTTTCTTTACCGAATTTTTTTACCTTAGGAATTCTAAGAGATTTGAGATTTGCAACTCTTTCTCTTGACATTCTAAACTGTCTTCTCACATTATCGCTATTAAATGCCGCGATATCTTCTTTCTTATATGCGAAAGAATTGAGATACTTGTAAATTTCCGGTATGAGAACAACTGACCTATCTGCATCTTCGCCTTTGTTATCGAAAACACTTGGTACATTACTATTTGCTCTCTCTGCTTTTCCTTCCATTGCTCTTAAAGGTAACTTAAGTACAAATGGGGAAAAATTCTTTCCTGCCTCAATACTATAGAGGCTTACTTCGTTCGCATTAAACTCTGCGATTTTTTTCGAACGTGTAACTGCGTTAAGTCCGCTGATTATAAAATCACGAACTCCTGTAGTTGTTACGTCGAATGATGGCTCTGAAATGTCTGGGAGCAATCCCGACCTCGTTGAATAGACTCTTGTCTTATTCTGCTCATTCATCATCTTGTAGTTCTCCTTTACAAATAAATTTTTTATAGTTAAATAATAGATACTTTAATATCCATTATCATAACTCAATTAAATATTGTATAATATAATGTAGAAAGTGTAATTATTTTTTAAACACATTTGTTTTATACACTTTAATCTTTACAACAGGTGAATTCCAACTTTCATGTACATATGATACATCACCCATTTGTCTTGCTCTTTTAACGAGTGCACCTGTATGTACAATAAACTCTGAAACACCACCATCAATTCCAATTGAATGATTTTTCATTGTATGTCTATCTTGTTTGCAGTCACCTATAATACAAGGTAAAACTGTACCATTTGCTAAATATAAATCAACATATCTTCCAACCTCATGTGTGAAATAACTACCAAGAGCTATGCAATATCTACCATTAACAGTTCTGATACCATTACTTGCGGTTGTTGCATACCCATATTGTAATTTATACTGAGGTGAATTTCTTGATGTAATAGTTCTAAAATCCATATATGACTTTCTACTATCTTTTGGAGCATACTTAATTACTCCATCTCCTGTCTTAACATCAACAGATTCTTTTGCATTATTTTCAACATTAGCAACCACTGTTGTTTGTACAGGCTTCTTATTTGCAATATATGCTGAACTAATAAAGCATAAAGCATCATCATATTCTACGATATACCAATCGTTATTATACTTCATATAATTTACTTTATCGTTCTTCTTATAATTACCTACAATTTTACTTTTTATACTTGGCTTTTCTCTTACATTTAAAACATAAGCAGTTATGTAACCCTTCTTTACCTTAGTTTCAACTTTCTTTTTCTTTTCAGGTACTGAAGGTTTTTCTTTAATTTTATGAGCTGATATAAATTTCATAAGTGGTTCATCATTCTTAAAATAATTAATTAATTCTTCTCCTACTATTTCAGCAGAAATTAAATTTTTAAGTTCTTTAGTAATGATGGTCTGTGATTTTTCTGTCAGTTCACTATCAGGTGTACTAGCTTTTAATTTAAATTTAGATACCATATTAAATACAGTCATAGATAGTACAAGTATTAGAGTAACTATCCCTATACTTAATATCATTTTAGTATCCTTATTTGAATTTTTAGTGTACATTGGTTTCAAGTTCCTCCTTAATTTTTGATATTTTTTTTAATTGAATTATGACGAAAAAATAATATATAAATAAAATCAAATATAAGGGGTTTTACCAAAAACCCAATATTTATAATTAAGTAACCATGTAAATAAAAAGTTATCACTTTGTAATAAAAAATAAAAGAGTCTGTAGCCATTATATTAGGCTACAGACTCTACTGTTTTACTTACATCTTTTATTTCTATATGTATTTCATTATCATTATTTTTTACAGATATATTTTTTTTATCTGAAATCTTCTCAAGAATCTTTTCATATACTTTTTCAACTTTAGATTTCTTTACATCTACACAGATTTTAAGTTTTTCTTTTTTAGTTTTAAAGTATGTAAGTTTCTCAATATAATCACTATGATTTGATATAATGAAGAATACTTCAATAAATTTCTTGTATTTATTTTCAAATATATCTTCAAGAATACTAAAATCATTATTTGATAATGTAATAGCATATTCTGGAATTGTACATTTCATATATGATTTATTTCTCCTTTCTTTTATAATAAGGAGAATAATGGATACTTTTATATTTAATCAGATTTTAAAATCTGATTTCTGATATTAGATCGTTCTAGCTTTTCCCTTTCAATACGCATCTCTTCTTGGTCTTTTTGCAGTCGTTTGATACGAGCTTCTCTTAATTCAATAAACTCTTTTTTAGTCATTCCATAAAGTATATCATCAAGAGAAAGCTCGCCTTTAAACAAACTTAATGATTCATCTAGAATTCTTGTATGTTCTCCACGTCTACTGTTGTATTCATCAATCGACTGTATGTCTGAAAAACCAGTTCATCTATGCTAAGATCCATATCCTTAGTAACAGCTTTACAATGTGGACAAGTAATATCTCCAAGTGAGAATGTTATATCCCATTCAGACTGAAGTTTTGTTACATATGCAATGAATATCTGAATTTCATTTGGTGATAAATTATAGATAGCATCAAGAATATCTTTATAACCGATACACTCAACATATCCATCATTCCCATCAGGAATATACATACTTCTTACATATGATAATAAGAATCTATTAGTTCCATAAATATCATTTTCATCAGAACCAAAAGCTTCATTGAATTTAGCTTCATCAAGTGTAGGTATGAAGTTATATAAGAACTCATATGCACTAACAATACCTATTTCACATATAATACCTGATTCAGGTAATTCAAATACTTTTGAATTCATAACAGCTGATTCTTCTTTAATCTCATCATATTTAGCTGGGTCAGCTGTAGCAATTTTCTTCATGTTATTAAGGAAGTTGTCAGAACATCTTTCAAGTCTAAGAACAGACCTTGTTGAGAAATTCCAATTAAATCCCTTAGCACATGCTCTATTACCACATCTAAGTGGAATAGACTGATTTTCCTGTTCTGTTGCAATATACATACCATAAAGTGCAAGAGCAATATCTATAGAAGCAAAGTTCTTTAAGAAGTCTTCAAAGTCTTTGAAAGGACCGGTTGAAATATTTACCATCTTATTATAGATAATGCTTAATCTCTTATGATATCTATCAAATGTTACAGTATCAGGAGTAAGAGATATATCTGCAAATTCACCATAACTAAGACCCTTCATCTGAGCTTTAAAACCAGATGCTGGGAAACATATTGTGGTTCTCTGTCCGTTATAGTCATATTCTTTTATAACATCCTGAAATGATTTATTACTCTTTCTTGCTCTTATTGCATTGATATCGATAAGTTTTACTTCATTAACCTGAATAACATCACTTTCTTCCATCTTTGCTTTCTCATCAGGAGTAAACATGAAATCAGTTCCAAGGTTAGTCTTATCAATAAGAATTTTTACTATCTTCTTTTTCTCAGGAGATATTTCATCTACCTTATCTTCAACTTCTTCTGTTGAACCGTCGTCTTTTACAACAGTAATTTTCTTCATTTCTTCTTTAGCATTTTCATTAGAAGAAATTACATGTTCTTTTTCAAACTCTGATAAAACAGAGTAATCAAATAATGGTTCATCATCTCTTCTTACTCTAATGAATTCAGGTTCACCTATAATTTCACCATCATCATCTTTCATTTCAATTACAGTTGTTCCATCAGGTAGAGTTTTAACCGCATTAAGCTCATCCATAAGCTTAACATATTCAATCTGTGTAGTAGGTTTCTTTATAAGAATAACCTTTTTTCTATTTTCAAGTTCTTTATCATAATTAGAAGATTCTGCATCCCAGGCTTCCATTCTTTCATCATTATACTGAATTAATTTCTTTCCGCCATCTTCTTTGATATCTTCATCTTTCACTACAAGACCAAGATTTTTATTTTTCTTTTCCTGATCAATTAATGCTCTTTCAACCGGTGATAATTCTTCTTCATTAACAACAGGATGAGAAGCTAATGAAGCACCTGTATTTTCAGGTTCATCTTCAAATTCAGTTTCTTCTTCATACTCGTCTTCATATTCATCTTCAGAATTATCATTAGCATCAAGAGTTTTAGGAAGATTATTCTCTTCTCTAATTTTACTTAATACATCTTCGAGATCTAAACTTTCGTCTCTACGAATAACATTAGGTTCAAATTCGTTTGTATTTACTTCAGACATTGATAGTTCCTCCTTAATTGTGTTTTGTGTATTTTTTACATTATACATCGTCATACTTGATATATTGTATCAAATTGCTCTGTATAATTAAAAACTATTTCTTTATTTTCATTAGTTGTAATACCTATTGTAAGTATCCGTCGTTCATTTTCTTTATCGTTAATAACAGGCATAACTAATATTAACATTAAATTACCTTCATATTCTGTCTGTACTATTTCAAAATCATTTGTGTCTAATACAACACTTAGGTCTTCGCATTGAGTTATCAATTCGGTCCTAATAAAATCAACATCAATCTCATCATCAAATTGATAAAGGAATTTAGATATATTAATACCTAAACTAGGTATTGATGGATAAAATCCCGGTCTACCAAATAATATCATCATGATATCCATAATATATGATTCTTTAGGACTCATCTTTTTAGGTTTATTAAAACTATTTATACCAAAAACAGGATTAACGACATCTATCGCCATTAATTTTCTCCTCCTTTCCTATAGAATTCATTAAAGAAATGTGCAACATATAATAAAAAATTCAGAGATATTACCTATAAATATAGTATAGGTAATATCTCTGATTTAATTAATTAGTTGGTCCGTTTGTTCCATTAGGATTAACTGCTTCTTTTGAAGCTTCTGGTTTAAATTCAGATTTAGCTTCTTCTGTAATCTTTTCAATTTCACTCTTTTCAGGTAATTTCTTTTTATCAGTCATGATATTCTTCATGTTCTCCATCTCAGCTTCAATCATATCATAAATTTTCTGACACAGAGTATCCTGATCAATATAAGTTGAAAGGAATGGAAACTGTTTATAGATGTCAGTAAGTACTTTAGATCTCTTTAAAGCACCACTCTTCTTATATTCTTTCCATTCAACTTCAGCATTACTCATAAGAGAAAGAATTTCTTCTTTAACTACTTTAAGAGCAGCTTCAACTTTCTGTTCCTTTGTCATCTTCTGTACTTTCATATAGCTCTTAAAAGCTCCGAAAGCACCTACAACGATGATAACAATTTCAGGAATGTAGTTAACAAGTTTTGTTAGTAACTGTAGTACTAATTCGGACATAATTTGTCCTCCTTTCTTTTTTTAATTACTCAGCAATTGCTTTTGTAACTTCTTCTACAACTTTTTTTCCACTTTCTATTGATGCTTCGAATTCATCTCTTCTAAGTTTAGCATCAGTTTCTTCTTTAGTTTCTTTGTACGATTTAGCACAATAAACTGCAAAAGAAATACTTTCACCAATTACAGCACCGATAAGAGAATAAAGTGCAGATAAGTCACTAAGAGTAAACATTACCCACATAGAATAAACCTCAATCATAAGGCAATTAAGGAATATCAAGTACATAAGTACTTTAGTAGTGGTAAGTTTTTTTCTTTTAGGAGTATTGTCTCTTCCATCGCTTTTTATTTCAGCGATTTCATTTTTTCTTTTTCTCTCCTGTAACTTAATAAGTTCTTTTCTTTTGATATTCTCAAATTTAGTAGCAGACCGATATTCATCATCTTTTTCATCTTCAGTCCAACCTAAACTCTTGAATTTTTTGTCGTTAAAAATTAAGTTCATAAGCAACTATTTCCTTTCTTTAAAAATTATGAAAATGTTAATATGTTTTATTCAGCATATTCTAAAGCATATTCAATATTTCTATCAATATCAAATTTGACAAGAGTTCTTTCTTTCTTATCATAATCTTCAAAAAGACTTATACCAAAGAAATCATTTGGGGTATTATTATCTTTAAATAGTAGTAATACTTCACCATCTTTTTCTACTAAGTTATAAAAACTATTAGTTTTATTAGAGAAGTACTTACAAGTCTTATATTCAGAAGCAATTAAAGCTCCTAATTCTTGTGAAGATAAAGTATATGATATTTCAAGTTTATCTAATGAAGATTTATCAAGTTTAGATGATAATATACTCTTTATATGTCCAGGATGTAACCTATTAATTTCAATACCAATTTCAACAAGTTTTATTCCTTTATCACTGAATATATTACTACCTACAATCATATCTCCATTATTTAATTTATCACATATATTAGTCTTATCAAAATTTTCAATAATCTTTTTATCATTATATTCATCTGATTTAAGTATATTGAAGTATAGCTCTTTTGGAAGAGTTTCTATACATGATATAACATCAATTTCTTTTGATAATAACTTATCTACTAAATCATTAATCTTATTTCTAAGAGATTCTGACTTAGTTATTATTTCTAAAGGTTTACTAAATATACTATCATAATTAAACTTAACATCTTCTTTTATATCTAAATATTTTATTAAGATATATATATTGGTTGCACAAAACTGAGGTACATTTTGAATATTATCATTCATGAAAAATAAATCATGAATAATTGAACCTGGGATATTACTTATATAACGATAAGTATTAATGTCTAATTCTATAAAACCATCTAATTTAAGTTTCATAGTTCTCATAATAGTATGAGCTTTTAACATACATCCCATTACAGTAATAAAGAAGTAAATCGACATTCTATGTACTATAGTGTCAATGTTATCACTTGTTGGTACTACTGTAATTGGGTCTAAATAAAATGAAGTTATTGAATCTATGAATAATCCCCATTCTTTTAATATAACTACAATATCTTCTTTACTCTCACAAGGCATGTCTTTGATTTTATCAATAAACATGGTAATGTTATCTTTTATTCCTTTAGATTCTATATTTTTTAATATATCATCTACTTTACCAAAGACAACACTCTTTTCTGTTTCCATTGCAAGTAAAACTTTTTTTCCTATACTAGCCATTGTTGCTTTATAATATTCTTCTCTTTTGAAATTTATATCATTTCGAGTTCTTGGTTTAAAAAGAGTAGGGTTACATATCATAAAGCATTTATCGACTACTGTTAAGTTATTATCATTAAGCATTATAATAATCCATTCCTTTCATTTTATCATTAATATCTTGGTCTATATTTTCTGTATATAACGCGTTTAAATCATCCAAAGTAATATCATTACATTCGGATGATTCTACCATAAAAATCTTTTTATTTTCTTTATTAAGATTAATTTCTTTTAGTTTAGTAAGAAATTCAATGAATTTCATATTCTCTTTATTAACGATTTTTATATAATGAAATTCATTATTCATCATAACATCATCTTTTAGTTTTTCTTTAACCTTATCAACAGCTTGTATTTTATGGTGCATATTAGGATTATCACCACCATCTTTAATTTCTATTTCAACTCCTATTGAAGGTATAAAGAAGTCAGGTATATAGAAGTGTTCCTGATTTTCATACTTATAGTAATAAGTATGTGGAGATGGTGACATTACATCTTCTGGGTCAAAATTAAGAATCCTATCTAAAAATATAAGGAATTCTTTTTCATAAGAACCAGTATAACTTGATTTATGGACTCTGTCTCTCCATACATATTCACCACTTATACTTCTATTAGCAAGCATCTTTTTCTGTTGTCCGGCATCATTTAGTAAATGAACTTTACCATATTTACCAATCATTCTTTTTTTAAATAATTCTCTGTATGTATCTTTACATTTAGGATTTTTACAAAACCTATTGTATTTATTGGTCTTTTCATTCCATACAGTTTTATTCTTACATACTACACAATTACCGTGAGTTTTCCCAGTATTTAAAAAATATACAAATTGGTTTGGAACCATATCTTCGGGAATCATTTCATTATGTTTCTTTTCTATATGTGCAGAATATTGGTCTAATGAAAAGAAAATACTATCACAAAAATTACATTTAAATTTTTTATTTGCCACATCAATTACCTACTTTCATAAGAATTTATGTTAAATTTTTGTTTCATTATAATATATGATGATAAAACATCATATTAAATGTTGAAGTTACTAAGGAAAGGAGGCGTCCTTGTTTTGTTTATAAACGATATCTTTAGTGAAAGCTATTATGAGAATTTTAATGATGTTATCGATGAAAATTTGATATTATCAGAAGCTCTAATTGAATATGAAGAAGCAATGAATGGTATTGATTTAATAACAGAATCTAAAAAATATACTATTGCTCAAGATTCTTTATATGTAAAGATAAAAAAATTCTTTGCTACACTTATAAGTTCTATCACAACTTTTATTAAACAAATAAAAGCTGATGTTGAAAGAAGAGTTCAGGCTTCTAATTTTAAAAATAATTTAAGAAAAGCCCATAAAAAACTTCTTACAATGGATAAGAACACTAAAGTTGAAGTTGAAGATATATGGTCTTTAAAAGAAGATTATCTAACTCTTGTAAAAGATTTATCTGCGTATGCTAAAAGAATTGAAAAAAGTGAATATAAGTATACAGCAGATATAGATAGAGATGTTGAATCATTCAATAAACTTGTGGCGGATGCTGAAGATAAAATGATTAAAGATAAAGAACGAAAAATAAAAGTTAGAGCAGATGACCTTATTAGATTTATAGAAGATGAATTAACTGGAAGAAGTTCAGTATTATCTTCTTTAAATACAAATATGCAGATTGTCAATGATATGAAGATAAACTGTGAAAATATGATGATGAAAAGGGATTTATTAGGTCCTGATGTATTAACAAAAAAATTAACAATTGTACAGAAAATAGTAAGAAGTATTACTAAAGTATTCCAGAAATGGGCTGCTAAAGTAATAACTACATTTATTATAATTTTTTCTTAAATAATAAGGAGGAAATACGAAATGAGAAAATATGATGTAATTCACAATCACTTACAGGCTCAGTTATTTAGAGGAGAAATTACTCTTGAAGCTGCTGAAAGAGTTGATAAGCTTGCATATAAAAGATATGGTGATGACCTTTTTGTAGAAGCAGGTAAAGATACTGATACAGTTGAAATGCTTGAAGCTATCACTAAAGCAGTAGATGATGGTAAGTTAAAACTTGATAAAGATCAGAAGAAATTCGTCAAAGAACTCTTTGATTCTCTCGATACTGAATCGAAAGAAGATGAAGATACTGATGATAATGATGAAGACGATGCTGATGATACCGATGACAAAGATGACGCAGATGATGATAAGTAGTAATTAGATAGATGATGTATGAGATAAATAATATTCTCATACATCATCTATTTTTATTCATTTTTCTCCATACTTCTAGTTAATATATATTATAAAGGAGATTTTTATGAAAAAAATTAAAAAAACTTTACAATATCAATCATTTGATAAACCAAAAGACCAACATCAACTTATTGATATATTAG